TGATGTGAACACATAGAAACAAGTTCTGCTTTGACTGTAAGCATTCCTTCAAATCTATTAGAACCATTATTAGGAAAGGCAGTTACTTTAGGTCTTGGTTGATAACGACCAGCCATTAGTTCATTTATATACATCTTAGCTAATCGTCTTGCTGTATCTCTACTATTGTTATCATTTTCTATATCAATAATTAACGTATTCAGTACATCTTCAAATGCATTTTCTACCTCATCTATCAACAAAGGTAATTCACCATCTTGAATATATTTTGATATATTATCACATGCTTTGTAGCTTGCATTAGCTTCATTTATTCTTTGTTTAATCAATGCTACAGTACTCAATTTCATATATTTTTCTTTTTCAATTTAAGAGGTAAAGGAGGATAGTATCCCCAAGATTTTAATAAAAAACAAGGTGTCCCTTCAGGTAATCCATTTTCTAGCCAATCTCTTGTAAAGCTATGTTCCAAAATACCACGATGATAATGAACTCTCATTCCCCCACAAGCCCCTGATGTCATTTCAACATCATCAAATACACCATGTGTAAATTCACCGTCTTCTTTATTATATCTGGGTGATCCTCTCCATCTTTTTATTCTAGGAAACCAATTGTCTAAATTCATTTCTCCCACCAGAAATCAAACCACTCAGGAGTATCTAATCTGTTAATCTGTCGACCATAATAATTTGGTTTAATTTTTGCTTCATTGATGTTATTGTAAATAAGGACAGCTGTATCCATATTCCAAAATTTACCAAAGATTTCAAGAAAAGTCTTTCCTGAATCTACAATATCATCAACTAATAATATTTTTTTATTCTTAAGTAAGAACCACGTTACCATACTTGCATCTTTGTAGATAGATGACCAAGTTAGTGTTCGTAATGGTAAACCTAATCTATGAGATAAATGTACAGCTGGAATCAATCCACCTCTTTCAACTCCAAGAACAAAATCATATTTTTTATCAGACTTTTTAATTTGTTTTACTACACTGTTAAGATCTTTTTTGTATTCATTATATGGATACTTAATTGTTTTCATGTGCCCCACTCATTCTTAAATAAAGGTATTTGTAATCTATCGCTATATCTCCAACCATTTTCCATAGCAATCTTAGCTATTTCGCCTTTGTTAAAATTATACATAGCTTCATCACCACCACAAGGCATTACATACACATCATACTTTGGAATATCATAATATTTTTCTGTATGATCACAATAAAAACCTTCTGGTACTGTTTTGTTGTATAGTTCAACAGCTTCTTTTACTTCTTCTACATCCTCTTTTGTAGCTATTACAAACTTTAGATATGCATCACCCATCAATCTATAACTATCTACAATACTTGGACATATTGCTTCTTCCCATTTCTCTCCTGATACTGATAGCTTTGGAGAAACAGAAAAAGTTAATCTCTTTTTATTATTTTTAAATCTTGTATTAAAGTATTCCCTGAACTCTGGAGATAACTTTTGTGTTCCGTTTGTTTCAAAAGTAATATGTTTCAGAGATTTCATTCTATGTTGTTCTAATAACTTTGGATATGCTTTCTGCCAACCAAGTAAAGGTTCACCACCTGTTATAACTAAGTGCTCTTCATGCCAGTTACCTTTTGGTAGCAGTAGACTGATCCTGTTATTAATTTCTTCCACATCCATGACAGGGCTAAGATGCTTAAAACGAACGTCCCAACTAGCATAAGAATCACATCCCGTAGAAACCAGAGGAAGGTCATCATATCTTTTGAAAGTTTTTGCTTTAGCTGCAATTGCTTCACGTTCATTACTTAATTCTCCTTTAGGCATTCCAAACCCTTGACATTTAAAATTACATCCAAATGTCCTTAGGAACACACTTGGAACACCCATGAAGCGTCCTTCGCCTTGGATACTATAAAATATTTCTGCAATTTTTATCTTATTCATTTAAGTGTTTTTCTATAACAGATAATTGATCTTCATATTTTGCAATCATATCAAGCTCTTTTTGTATTGTTTCAATTAGATCTCCATGTTCAGCAACACCGACACTTCTTTCCAAAAGAACTTCTGCATTGAGTTTGTGTTTTGCAATATTCCCCTGTGCTACTTGCCTGACAGCACTTATTGCCTGCAATCTTACACTATTCACTTTTTCCCCTTTTTAATTTCCTTTTTACTTGGTTCTATAGTATCCATCTGCTTCTTCATATTCTCTATCAATTGTTCAATATAATCATTGTTACCTTCAATTTGACTCTTAAACATTTCGAGATCAATGTTCTCCAACATTTTATATTTTGTTACTTGTTGTTTTTTTTCTTTTTGTATTCTTCTAATGAATGCATAATATATTATTTGTGTATAGTATGCAAATGGGTTAGAAGATTTGGCAGGATCAAATTTGTCTACAGCTACAAGACAATTCTCAATTCCATCAGATATCATATCATCNCGATATGTATAATTTATAAAATTACCTTTATAGGATAAATGTGTTGCTATCTTTAAAAAACATTCGCCCAAGTAATTAGATACNAAAGGCTTATCAATCTGTAATTCAACTGATTTATTTACTTTTCCTTTGTGATCTATTAATGCTTCTAAAAACTTTTTATTATCTACATAATGTGTACTTTTAGGGTTGCTAATGGAAAGTTTTTCCAAACTTTTTGTCTCTTTTTGTGTCGTAGTGCTCATCTTCTAATTCCGTTTTTTCTAGTTTGTCTTCCTCAACTGCAAGATTTTCGTCATAATCTTTTATAAAAGACTGATACTGTACGACAGCATCATCATCTAACTCCGTCATTACTACAATTGATTCAGTAGGAATAGATATTATATCTTCTTTTGCTATTCTAATCCACGGAGACATAGTGTATGTTTCCATTATTGATTGTCCAGATGGAATTTTAATTGTACCAATTTGCACTGCGTCTAATACATCAATTGCTTTTTTATCTTTGAATGTTTTTATCTTCTCGTCAGTAGTAACAATAATTTGTTCACCATTTGATAATTTTAAAAATTTAATGTTTCCTTCTGTCTCTTGTGTCATAAATCGACCTTTATAAGTGAATAATCGAATTCTTCATCTGCATATATCTTTATTCTTTCAACCATATGGTGAAGTGTATAATTTTTTCTTGATCTCCATGACATGTCATCACCTATATCATATAACTTACATTTGGATTTATTATCACCAACTCTTAAACCTCTTCCTATAGATTGTAAGTTTCTAATTCTTGATTTAGAAGGTGAGGCAAATATAATGTTATGTAGGTTTCTTATATTTATTCCTGTAGAAAAAGTACCAAAAGATGCAATAATAATTGCATTAGTTTCTTTTTCTGTTATCTTTCTTGCATTCTCTCTTTGCTCTGTGTCTGTTCCTCCATATATAAAAAATATTTTTCTATTTCCTGCTTTTTGCAAAACCATATCATACAATATTTTACCATGCTTTTCTACAAACTGAAACAATACTAAAGAATTGCCTTTCTGATCTAATGTTAAGTTTCTAATAAATTTGTTTCTAGGTTCATGTTGAACAAGAAAATCCATTTCATCTTGATACTTTAGATCTTTGTTTGCTTTCTTTAGTTCATCTTTATATTGTAATATAATTGCATATATTTTAAGATCAGCTAATTGTTTAGCATCAATAAGACTTTTTGTGGTTGTAGTCTTGTATACAGGTCCAAATAATCCTTCTAATACAAGTTTATGTGTCTTAGTTCCATCTAAAGTTCCTGTAGTTCCTATACGAAACGGACTATTAACACATTTATGCATTATTTGAGTTAAAGATTTAGCTTTAAACAAATGACACTCATCACCATATACAGCTTGAAAATCTTTAAAATAATTCTTTGGAAGTTTGTATAATGATTGCCATGTAGAAATAGTAATACGTGATGTGTTAGATTTTTCTGCAGTTCCATATATTCTATGACACCAATCAGAAGCGTTCCATTCCTCATCTAAAAATGAATAATCTTGAAAGTCTGAATAGAGTTGTTCAACTAAAGAAGTAGTAGGAACTATAATTAATTGTTTTCTTGCAACACCCCATTGTGAATGCCATCTTAATAAAACATATATTATTAACGATTTACCAGAACCGGTTGGAGATAGTAATAATCTTCTACCATCCTTAATAGATTGGTATATAGCATTAAGCTGATATTCTCTTACTTCTATTGGTTTTTCTCTTGAAGTTAACTTTAAANCAGATATAAAATCTTTTAAATCTTCTAAACTAATTTTATCAGCTGTTTGTTCATACTTAGAATCATCAACTGTGTATTCATTAACTTCTGCAAAGTGTTCTACATACGGTTTCAATCCAACATATATTTGTTTTGTAAACATTGAAAACAAATGTAGCTGTCCATCCCATATCTTATTACGATACATTGGATGAAACTTAGCACCTGGAATGTCAAACGAAAAGTGTGAATGTAATTCTTGAGCAATAGAAGGTTCACAGTCTACCCGAATATGAACATCATCCTTTTTACTGATTGTAATATCAGCCATTAGAATGCTCCGTTAGTAAACTTATTCCATTCTATTGCTGACTTAACATCCCAAGTTCTCGAATTAAGAGAACGAAGGATTTGTTCGAGTGTAAATGAAACTGTTTTGTAATATTCTATTTTATCTGTTAATAGATTCAAGTCTTCATCACAAATCAAGAACTCTTCCATTTCATTCTTCAAAGGCTTATTACCAAGATATTGATCTAAGTTTAACTTCTCTAACTCTTCTCTTGTTAACTCACCTCTATAATATCGATACTTAACTCTTCTCATACTATAGAAATTACTTTCTGCTTTGCGCATTTGTAATTTTATATTAGAAAGAATAGTTAGATACTTGGCATGCAAAGTAGCTGTCTTAACTGCTTCACGGCCAAGTTCTAGTTCATCTATTATTGAGTCTTTTTTCCACTGTTCTTGAATTTCACTTAGTTTCATTTATAAGGCATCTAGGTCAACAATTTCCATATCTGATGGTGCTTTATCGGAGACTACTGATTTAGATGATGGTGGCGTTGTGTTCGTAGGCTCATTGAAAGTTATAATCATTTCAGGATTGCCTTGGAAACAGAACGAACCATAGTGATTCAATGATATAGAAGGATCTAACCAAATCTGTTCTTTCATATCTTGCCATCTACGACAGAATGTATAATCCTCTGAAAGATATCTTTTATCTACTGGATCAATCATTGTATCAAATATAGCATAGAATTGATCTTTAAGATCAGTACCACCCATTTGAACATCATTATTATATTTCAATTCAGGATAGTGTTTAATCATTCTTAATATTGCTTCACGTTTAATCATCATAAATCCAGTTCCAGCATCATGCAGCTCGATTAGCCCATTTTCAACTGATACTTGTTTCTTACTAACATCTGAAAACTTAAAGTTAATAGCATAATCAGAACCTAATGCTCCAATCTGATTAGCTGAAAGAGGCTTAGATGGATCCATTACAATACCTTCTTTTATATGGCCCCAGTTAACACCTTTCTTTGGATAAGCACCAACAACAACATCCTTATCATGTATGAATAACTTTAGTATATCATCAACTTGAAACTCAATATCTGCATCAATGAACATAAGATGAGTATAGTCTGAATTTAAGAAATAGGCAAGCAATACATTTCGTGCCCTTGTTACTAATGATTCATTAGCTATTGTACCAAATGCTAATGGTATTTTATGACCATTAAAGAATGTCATAAGTTTTACAACCGATCTAAAGTACGGTTCTGTTAATTGACCACCATAACAAGGTGTAGCAATAAAGAACTTATTCTTACGTACTTCATTCATGTCAAGTTGTACTTGTTTTGTCTGCATAACGACTCCAAAAATTAATTAATTTAATGCTTCAATTTCAAATGTTCTGTATTTAAATGTTGCAATTCCTACAAAAAATTCTACTGATGAACTAGTGATATCAAAATCCAGTGCTTCTACTGCTGTCGGAAACAAATCTTTAAAGATTATATTCGTCTTAGGATTATTTGCTGAATCCAAGATAGTTAGTGTTCCATCTGAATAAGCTGCAGCTTCTGTTTCACCTGATGCTAATCTTATAAATGGAAACCTATTTAATCTTTCCCCAACAAAACCACCAAATTCATTATACGAGTTAGGGAAGCCTAAGGCAACAAGCCAATCCAGTAATTCTTTATAATTTACCATATCTTCTGAAATAAGAAAACGTATCGTGAATTCAGAAAAGTTTATCTTATCACCTATTCTTGGTAAATCTATAAAAGGTGTTGGTTGTACAGCAAAACCCATCTGAATTGATGGTAAGTTAGCTGATTGACAAGTATATGCAACTTTAGGTAAATCTTTGATCACAAACTTAAATGCATTAGGACGTAGAAAATTATAAACTGTAGCTGGATTTGGCGTGTTTACTGATGATAATACATTTGCCGAATTTATTTGATATGCCATAAAATCTCCTTTTCACTATTTATGACAAAAAAAGGGGACCGAAGTCCCCTTTTCCATTGAGTCTCTGTAATTCTTAAAGTAAGTTAAGAACCTTAGAAAGTCTGTAGTACTGGTTACGCTGTGTTGTAAATGCATCAGCATCAGCAGTTCCGTTAGCAGAAAGAACATATGGATTAGCAATCATTCCATAACGTGTCTTAAATCCAATTTTTGGTTGGAAGCTATCTGGATCAACTGCACGAACCATTTGTAGTGGAACGTATGGGCAGTAGAATATACCAGCGTCATAAGGAGAAGTACCCTTATAACCAACTAAGTAATACTGGCTAGCAGCACCTAAGTTAGCTGAATATGGATCTACATATACTCTGAAGCGACCGTTAAGTACACCAGCAAAAGTATTACCTGTGTCATCAACATTTAGATCTGTACTAAGAGCAGGTGAATAATCTAATACACCAGCCATTGCTAAAGCAGAAGCTACGTCAGATGAGCAGACAATAAAGTTACCTTTACCTCTACGAGTATCTTGACCAATGTGGTTAGCATCACGCTCTATGTTATACATTAGACCTTTGAATTTCTCAACAGACCAACGACCGTTAGCATCAACGTCAAGGTTGAATGTACCAGCAACTGTTGCATCTGGAGAACCGCTTTTAGCGACTTTATAAATCTTACGAACAACTTCACGGTTGATTTCAAACATAATCTCTTGTGAAAGAATATTTGAAAGCTCTGTTTCAGCATCAAGACCGTGAACTGCTTTCAAGTCTTGTGCAAGTTCTAATGTGTAGTCAGCTTTTAGCGCTCTTGTTCTAGCTGTCACAGTAGTCTTGTCAATACTGAATCCCATTTGACCGAATGCATTGTTGACACCGTCACCTAATGCTTCACCAAAGGCTGTTGTCATTGCATTACCTTGGTTGTATGTTCCGTCAACTGGATTAGAACCTACAAATGTTGGCTCGCCGTTTGTGGATGTCATATGGACACCGTTAGCGGAGTGAGCAGCAGCTGCAAATGAAGTATTAGCTTCATTAAACAATGCTTCTGTCATACCAGCCATAGTTCTGTTGTTACCATATGTGGATCTCATTGCAAAGATAAGACCGGTTGGTCCTGTCATTGGCTGAACACCACAAATGTCATATGCCATTAAGTTAGGCATTGCACGTCTTACTAGACCAATAAGAATTGGGTCATAACGGTCAACACCACCAGAGGCAAAAGAATTGTTAGTAGGAGCTACTTCAGAAAGCTGTTGCTTCTCTTCTTGAAGGGCTTTTTCTTGGTTCTCTAAAAGAACTGCAGTTACCTGCTTCTTATAGTTGTCGTCAATCTTTGGAAGATCTGGGTGCTCCAATATTGGATCCCATTTCTTTACTTGTGATTCTGAGAGATACATGTGTATTCCTTCCTTGTTAAAAATATTTTATTTATTTATATTTATTGTTACTTTGAAGCTACTTGTCTTGTAATTGCACTCATNTATTTAGACATTACACTATTTTCTGCTGGTCCTTCCGGATCAACGGCTTCATTATTTTCCATTAAGTTTTGCTCTGGAGACTTTTTAGTTTCTTTAGGAAAGTAATTTTCCTTAATTACATTAATCTTTTCAGCAAAAAGTTCAGGTGTATCATATTCAACACCTTCAACTAATGTTTTTAATTTATCTGCTTCAGTAGCAGCAAGTCCTTCTGTTTGCTCAGAAATAATTGT